AACATTCGCGCCCGTCTGCTGGTGCTCACCATCTGCGACGAGCAGGGTGCGCGCCTATTTGCCGACAATGACATCGCAGTTGTGAGCGGGCTGCCCGCGATGTCGATCGATAAGCTATGGGACGCCAGTTGCAAATTGGTAGGCCTGCGTCCTGAGGACGTGGAAAAAAACTAGCCAAGCGCCCGCTCAGGCGGGTGCTATTTCGGCTCGCTGGTCATCTAGGTATGACGGTCGGCGAGATCGAGGAGCGGATGAGTAGCACAGAGCTGGCCGAGTGGGTCGCACTCATAAGACTCGATCCATGGGGCTACTACCGCAGCGACCTACAGCATGCGTTGTCGGCATGGGCACCGATGGCAGCATGGTCCAAGGGCGCTAAGATTACGGACTTTCTGCCTCGCGATCTCTGCGCTGAGATGGAGTCAGAGCGAACGACACTCACGGCACTGGTAGAGACTGGCGCCAAGGTCATGACACGGGAGCAGGCATATGGCTAGTATCGCCAAACTCTCAGTACAGATGGCATGGCAGGGCTCTGATGTTACCAAAGGAGCCGCGGATGCCAGCAAGAGCCTGAAAAACGTAGGCGATGTCGCGGACAAGTCGAAGAAAAGCCTTGAGTCAATTGGCAAAATAAAGCCCATCAACATATCAGAAATGCTAGGCCTTAAGTCGCTCAACGACGTTAAGGGCCTGCTGGACATGGCCAAGGGCGTGTTTCAGTTTTTCATCGGCATGCCCTTACAAGCTGGGGTGTCAATTCTGAAAATGGGTGGCGCTCTTGAGACGATGACGATACGCGCGCAGTACGCAGCCAAATCAATCGAGGCAGGCAATAAAGTTATCAAGGATTTACGCGACATAAGCAGCAGCAGTGGCGTGCCGCTCGAGGATCTGGCTAAGGCGTTCGAGCAATTCACGGCTGCTGGTATCAGCACGGCAGGCGCATCGACAATCTTGGCCAATGCAGGCAACGCCATCGAGCTGCTTGGTGGTGGAGCGACTGGCGCTAACGCTGTAGCTGCCGCAATCACTGAGATCCGTGGCGCAGCCATCGCCACAGATGGGCCGCTCAAAACACTGCAAAAAGGTGGGCTAAAGGTATTTGAAGCACTGGCTCAAGAGCTTGAGGCAGTCACGGGCAATGCCTACTCGGTAGAAGAGGCAATGGCTGCCGTTCAGCAAGGCTCGGTGAGCAGTGCAACGGCAGTACGAGCGGTATTCAGGGCAAGCAATTCGACAGAGGCTAAGGCTGCCGCTGATGCGTTTGGTGCATCGTTTGACGGCCAGTTGCAACGTCTATCGACAGGTTTCAACGATCTCCTAACAGAAATAGGCAAGCAGATGCTTGCTATTATTCAGCCCGAAAAAGCTTTTGCCGGATTGCGTGGCGCGTTTGAAGGCATCAAAGAAGTTGTGCAGGAGATCGCCGCGGCGTTCTTGCCTGTGGTTGACCCCAAAGATAAAGCAGCAGGGCTAGCCTCTATATTTGAGTCGAGCAAGCAGATTGCCAAAGACGTTGTCAATAAATTGGTCGAGGGTATTACTCAGCTAAAGGGCATGTTTGACGAGGTCGTCGCTGGCATACGCAAATTGATGCAGGACTATCAAGGCATGACCGCAGGCAAAGTTGCAACCAGCGCTGCCACAACAGTCGTTACCGCGCCATTCGAGATTGGCAAGGCCATGACTATGGCAGTTGGAGATCTTGTCAAAGGGCCGCGTGTCGATCCAAATAGACCAGGGCAGATGACGATTGGCGATGAGGTGCGGGCTCAAATAAAACTTGAGAAAGAGATAGCGTCAAAATCAAATCTTGCTTTGATTTCTGCGATGTCATCATTTTTGCAACTCAATAATGAGCTGCCCAAAGTAGGAGTCAGTGCCGAGGAGGCTGCGGTCAACGCAAAGAATCTGGCATATCAGCAAAAACTCAACGCTCAATTTGCTCTAGAGCAAGCTGAGAATGAGAAAAAAGCTAATCTTGATTTAGAGCTTGCCACCAAAGACAACGCCAAATTGACCGCGACTATACTAAATAACAATATGACCATCACCGAGAAATTCGCCGAGATGACCGGCAATCTCGAATCGATGATGGCGCAGGCAGCCAAGGGCAGCAAAGAATCTGCTGACAAATTGCGAGCAGCACAAACTAGGGTAGTAGGCAAGCAGCTCCAAGACATGGTCAAGCAATTTGCAACTCCCCAGGCAGGCACTGCGCAGGCGTTTGTTGCTGGCTCTGCCGGTGCTGCTGAGGCTCAGATCAGAGCAAGAGTCGAGGCGACAAATGCTCAGGCCGACCCGCAGAAGCAACTGGTCGCTGCTGCTGCTGAGGCCGCGAGGCAGGATGCGATCCAAGCTGAGCAAATGAAGCGCCTAGTGGCAGCCGCTGAGAAGGCCAACATCATTAAGCCCGGCACTCTGGTGATCCCGAAATAAAGGAGGCGACATGGCGTATACACTGTTTACCGAGGTCGCCGAGGGGCGCACCGCGAGCGTCGATCAAAAATTCAATCGCACCTACACCCGTGTATTTCTGGTGCGCACTGACGCTGCGACATACGGGCCAGCGTACGCTGCATCGCATCCATCGCTGCCGGTCATATTTAGCGCGCACAATGAGGACTCTGACGCGTACTGTCTAAGCATCAGCCCGTCTCAGGATCAGGGCGACCCTACGCTCTGGCGCATATCGGTCAATTACGGATACAACATCGATGCGCCATCGGCAGCATCTGCGCCATCTGGCGACCCTGCCGTCGAGACTCAGCAGACTGGCCAAGCGCCCGCGGATCGTGTGGAAAATCCGCTATCGAGGCCGAGAGACTACAGCGTCTCGACGACCTCATACCCGCTCGGCGTGATGTTCGATCGCTCTGGTACGCTGATTCGCAACTCTGCCAAAGATCCATTTCTGCCCGTGCCCGAGATCGTCAAGGGCGGCGCATCGATAACCGTAGGCCTCAACTCCGTAAACTCTCCATCGGCAGCGTGGATCGGTGCTATCGGCTCGGTCAATGCAAGCTCCTACACGGTCGGTCCGTATGTAATCGGCACAGCACTAGCCAAACTCAATAGTGTTAGTGCCAATCTGGTTTACGAGAATAACGTCAGCTATTGGCGCTGGTCGCTAGTCTTTGAGTATCGGCCAAACGGCTGGACGCATGTCGTCAACGATATGGGAATGTTCAAGCTCGTATCAGGCGTTCGCAGCCCTATCGACTACAACGGCGTCAACGTGACAGTACCAGTCAATCTTGACGGTGCAGGTTTACCGCTCGCACCTGCGAGTAGTCCTATCCCGTTGACGTTCGACATTTACCCGCGTGTGACGTTTCCCGCACTCTAGGAGGCCCGTAGACGATGGCAGGCTATCTCCTAGACGACCAATCAATTGCGCGCCTCGCCACGCTCCTGCGTGACTATGAGGCGGGCAATCTTGGCAACCGTGACCGCAACGTCATGCCACGATCTGGGCCGAGCTACCCGATCGTGCATGTGGTGCGTGTGACATCGACGACGCCGACATCAGGCTACTATCCGGGTAAATTGCTGACCTACGTTGCCGATACCGACACGTGGACCGACGATGTCGATATCAAAATCAAGGACATCAACGGCGGTGTGCCGTCAGTGCAAAGATACCTAGGCAGGTACGCGGGCATCAACAGCTACGGCAATCCGGTGTACATGATTATCTTGTCGGGTGGTGGCGGTGGTGGCGCAATCCTGTCGATTGACGTAGTTACATCCCTGCAATGTGTCGATGGCGAGATGCTGCCTAACTGGACGACACTCTGTATTCCCGGTGCAAATATATGCACGACTACAACGACCACTACGACGACCAGTACCGCGGCACCAACGACGACTAGCACGACCTCGACGGGTGGTGGGTAATGAGCACAATGCCGCCAACCACCTCGAGCACGTCGAGTAGTAGCTCGTCATCGACAACCTCGAGCACGACTACAAGCACGACCACGACAACATCAACAACTCCGTGTCCTGACTCGTGTATCTACATCTGGACTATGGGCTCATGGTTGCTTGTCTCCGGCAACTGTGGCGCAGGTTGTTTCTGCTGGGTGCCATCGACTCCAGGCATCGAAGGCGCGGTAGCAGTCGAGAGCTGCCGAGACTCTGTCCAGCCGACAACGACCAGCACGACCACCACGCCGACATGCGAGAACTCTGGATGTAGCTACGTGTGGATGTCCGGCATGTGGGTCTCGGTGGCTATTTGCCTCGAGGGATGTACCTGCGCAAGTCCCTCATATGATGGCACAACCGAGGGCGAGACTGCCACGACATCATGCGTCGGCACATCGACCACGACCACCAGCAGCACGCCGAGCGGATGCACATATCAGACGTGTATCTATCGATGGAACGGCAGCGCATGGGTGAGTGCTGTCGCATGTCCAGACGGGTGCTACTGTGGATCGCCTCCAGCGCGAGCAGGCGCATTTGTCAATGAGTACGTGAGCGCTAGCTGCCAAAGCACGCCACCGACAACTACTACTACCACGACCGCGGCACCAACGACAACTACGACTACCAGCACTGGTACTGGCACAACAACCAGCACGACGACAAGCACGACCACGACGACGACAACGCCTTGTGCTGGCCGATGCTGCATACGGAATGTGTATTACAATGACGGATTGACATATTCAACAATTATTAAAAACGACTGCATAGGTGCATGTAATTGTAATTTGCCTAATCAGCCATCTTTTGGATTCAGTGGACCTACTCAGTGGCGCATGTACTCTCCATGTGGCGACACAAGCTACCCACAGGTTACTACGACTACATCTACTGAGCCACCATGCACTGGCACATGTACTTGGCGATGGTCGGCTGTGAGCTCACAGTGGATACCATATGGAGCATCTGGCAGTTATCAGGATGCAAACAAGTGCCGGTCAAGTGTGCAAATTGGCAGTAATTTCTTTTTGCGCAAGTGCTCATGTATCTACCCGACAACCGCTGGCACGACAGACAATGAAATTACCACAACCAACTGTGGGAAAATCGATTGCACCAATTGCGGCTGTGCCGATAGGTGGTGGTGCGATGATAGTGGAGTGGCCAAGCGCAGGCCTAATACTCTCACAGTGACATTCCACGACGACGATGGTGTATGGCCCTGCATGGATGGAGTGACGCTGACGCTAATCAGGCCTGAACGGAGCAGTCTTGCCAGGGCTGCATATAGTCTAGCCGCTATGGTCGAGGTGCCAACATGCGCACCTAGCCTATTTAATTCAACATCGGGCGATCCTATTAGATTTAGGTGCGACACAGAATGTGGTGGAGTGCCCGGATATCATGGCACGTCTGCTGGCGTTGCAAAAACATTATGGATAACCAATTTTGATTTGTGGCCAAAAAGTTACGGATATGGCTACCGTGTCAGAACAACAGACAGCTACGCAGTAACGCCTATTTATAATAACTGCACTTGTGGCACTGAAACAATTAGCAAGAAGGCTACAGAGTTCGGTGTGTTTGCAGGCATTGGCACCTACATGCGATCGGGAGCAAATGGAGCCATCGGCACTATGTGCACCGTTCAAACGATGGCGTTGTTTGCTCAAAGGTGCGGCTATACAAACCCATTTGATCCTTATCCAGTAGCGGGGAATTGTGTTTTTGACTCGTGCACCCCAGTGAGTTATACGGGCAGTTTTACTGTGGCAGAATTTGTATCGTTTTTTGCTGTCGGGGCTGTCGAATTTTACACGTTTAACTATGGGGCTACCGCAGGATCAATCTACTACACGATCACGGAGTGACGATGTTTTTGCCGTGCAAGCATACAACTCCACGCGATGGCTGCCGGATCTGCTGGCTTAGCCAGAATGATGAGCGTTATGCCCAGCTCTGGTCTGCCGATGTAGGTGCCCGCAGGGTGACATATGCACCAGCTCCTGACAGATCTCCGGGCCTAAATCCCGACCAGCTCGAGATGCTGCGCAAAATCAAGCTGCACATGTCCGCGCCATGCCAGCACCTGGGCGAAGCGCTCGAGGCTAAGCCCTCCTGCGGCTGCGGTGGCACACTGGCAATCTTGCACGTGTGTGGTAGACATGATCGCTGTAGGATATCATCGCGGGATCAGTCGCAGCGCAACTGCATAACATGCGATGACTACGAGCCGAGAGTACCAGATGCGAATTGACCTTACGATTGGCATGGCGACCTATGACGACCCTCAGGGCGTCTGGTGGACCCTATCCTCGCTGCGCATGCACCACCAGCTCGACGGCGTGGAGCTGCTGGTCGTCGATGATCACCCCGAGCCTAATCGTGGCGACATCCATCACGTCTGCGCTAATTCAAGAGCTCGATACGTTCATGCGCCCAAAGCCATGGGCCCAGCACACGCCAAGAATAGCGTGTGGGAGCATGCGCAGGGCTCTCACGTCCTCGTCATCGACTGTCATGTGCTGCTTGTGCCTGGAGCGGTAGAGGCACTGGTAGCTGCTGCCCGCGCTGACGCGGTCGGTCGTGATATGTGGGTCGGCCCATTGCGCTCTGAGGCAGGCAATATCATCGCCACCGAGCTCTCGCCCGAGTTGCGCGGCGACTTTTTCGGCACGTGGCTAGTCGATAGTCGCTACCCGGTCAGCGAGACCCGCGAGGTGCATGCGCACGGCAGCGCGTTATCTTTCATGCGCAAGGCCGACTGGCCAAAGTTCTCTCAGCACTTCCGCGGATTCGCAGGCGAAGAGGTTTATATCCACGACAAAGTGCGTCTCCATGGTGGCAAGGTGCTGTATCAGCCATGGCTAGGATGGTGCCATCGTTTCCCACGATTCGGCGCTGTTCCCTACTCGCTGACCCTCAACGACAAGCTACGCAACTATCTCATCGGCGCATACGAGATGGGCTGGAATATCACACAATTTAGAGAGTATTTTGGACGTAAGCTACCTCAAGCTCAGCGGCTTGAGGTTGAAATGCAGGTGCTCGAGATCTACCCGCAAATATTCGACGGTCGGTACGACCATGTGCCAGCCGTCAAAACTCACGACTAGGAGATTAGGTCATGGATGAGGTTAGCCGTTCCTTTGGCCCCCACGTCTGGCTGCTCTATGTTGTGCTCTGCGGAGTCAGTGCCGCAGCATGGTGGCTGGCGCAGAATATCCTGATCCCGGTGCGAGATGATCACCGGGAATTCTTGAAAGAATTGCGAGGCAGCATCAAGGACATTAGCAGCACGCAGCACGACCTCGCAGACACGGCAACTGTCATCTCCGCAAAAATCGATACACTAGGGTGCAGACCGCAACCCCGCAACTCAGGGATACAACAACAATGATGCTCGCAGCGCTGCTCGTACTAGGTCAGCTCGTCGTACCTGCTGAGGTGCGCGGCGAGGTGGCTGAGTTTGTGACGGTGATCGCAACGACTGAGGGCAAGGTCGTCCGGTATGTTGCGCTCGACGCTGGCCTGCAAGTCTTCCCGAGCTCGCTACTAGCTAACCAGCGGGCGACAGTGGTCACCAGCGCCAAGCCGGGCAGGTATCGCCTGCTCGCATATACCAGCGTTGCCGATGTCCCTACCGAGCCAGTCATCACGACCGTGATCATTGGCAGCTCGACTCCACCAGTACCGCCACCGATTGACACGCTCGCCGATGCGCTCGGCGGTATCTATGGCGGATCGCAGGAGCGAGATAAGGCTGCGACATTGGCGCGCCTGCTGACGCTGTATCGGGCAGCACCTGCGACCATCCGGTCGCCGACGATCACGACCACCGAGCAGCTCTATGCCGCCATGGTCGCCGCTCGCAAAACCGCTGGCATCGCTGACGCTGCCCTATCGCCCGTGCGTGAGCGCATCGCGGTCGAGTGGACCGCAGTCATGGGCGCAGACGATCGAGCCCTGACGCCTGAGCTACGCGACGCAGCGACCACACTGGCCGCGCGGATCGTAGCTGCTCTGGAGACGATCCGATGAATAGCCAGTATGTGCCGGGATGGGTAGACGACAAGCAGGCAGTCGATGACATCGTTGCAACCTGCGTCGATGCGGACATCAGTAGTACCCCAATCGGCTCGACTCCTATCGAGGATCTGCCCGATCACGTCTATCTCTGGGATCTAGCGCGCAAGGCTACTGGGGCTCTGTTGCCCCCACGTAATCAGGGCAAGGTTGGTAGCTGCGTAGCGTTCGGGACTGCGAGAGCAATTGAGTACACGATGTGTGCTGAGATCGTCGCTGGCGAGTCTGAGCAGTACATACCACTCGCAACCGAGCCGATCTATGGTGGTGCCCGCGTCGAGGTAGGTGGTGGCAGTATTCGCGGTGATGGTGCAATCGGCGCAAACGCTGCGGCTTGGGTGCGTGATTGGGGCGTGCTTGGCCGTGAGGAGTATCTGGGCATCGACCTGCGAGAATACTCAGAGTCTCGATGTCGTGAATACGGCACCAAGGGCGTGCCGCTCGAGCTCGAGCAGATTGCAAAAATACATCCGGTGCGAGCCGTGACAAGAGTGCGCAACTGGCTCGACGCCAAGAAAGCGTTGGCCAACGGCTACGGCATAGCGATGTGCTCATCGCAGGGATTCACGATGACTCGAGACACCAACGGCATCGCGATGGCCGCTGGCACTTGGCAGCACTGCATGTGTCTCTGTGGTTACGCCACGATCACTGGCCGCGAGTATGGGCGCATCGATAACTCATGGGGCGCATCATCGCACACTGGCCCAGTAGGACCGGGCAGCCCTGGGCCAGAAGGATTCTATGCCTCGAGCAGCACCATCGAGGCGATGCTCAAGTCTGGCGACTGCTGGATATTTAGCAACGTCGAGGGATTCCCGACACGCAAGATCTCATGGATCATATAGGAGGCTGATATGGTCGAGCACATCGAGCGAGTACGACGGCTGGCACGCGGGCAGGAGGGCTGGTCCCAGCTCTGCCTGACCAGCGCAACCACAGTATTGAGTGAGGCGCTGGTCAAGGCGCACACGTTGCAAGCGATCAAGGTACGCCCCGGTCAGCCAATACCAGATCCGAAACTGCTACGCGTATGGGCTGAGGAGGCATGTGATGCGATCCTTGCTGACCCTGAGTACCCAGACGGCCACGGCTGGCGGATGCTCGCTGAATTCTGTACTGATTTAATTCGTACCCATGTGCTCGAGGCTGCCAATGTTTAACGCATTGTCTCGCTGGCTCGATCGCCTGCTCACATCGCCCGGCGTGGCTGATGTCTACGGCGGTACTCCTAGATCTCCGAGATGGTCAGCGGTAAGGCGCAAGCACCTCGAGGCGCAGCAGAAATGCGAGGCATGCGACCGTGTCACCTCACTCGAGGTACACCATGTGATGCCCTACCATCTGCATCCTGAGCTCGAGCTGTCACCCGGCAATCTCATGACGTTGTGCGAGGATTGTCACTTCATATTTGGCCACTACAGCGACTGGCGCAGCCACAATCCGCTGGTGAGAGTCGATGCCGCGGCATGGCTCGAGAGAGTACGATCACGACCACAGGGGTGAGTTATGCTGCCAAAGATCTCTTGCTTGTGCCCAACGTATGGCAGGCCTCGCCAACTCGAGCACGCCATCGAGTCGTTCTTGAGGCAGGATTACGCAGGCGAGAAAGAGCTGATAATCCTTAACGATTACGGCGATCAGTCGCTGATCTACGATCACCCGCAGGTCAAAATCTACAACGTCTGGGAGCAGATCCGCCCGCTAGGCGCTAAGTTCAACGCGACCGCATCACTTGCCACTGGCGACCTATTAGCGATCTGGGAAGATGACGATATCTACCTGCCATGGCGACTCAGCTACAGCGTCGAGCACCTCGATAGTAATCGCATCTACCACACGGCTAGTGCGTGGTTCGAGGAGGATACGCACAAGCTCACGCCAAGCCGCAATCTCTACCATTGCAACCTCATGATGAGTCGTGAGGTGTTTGACTCAATCGGCAGGTACAGCGAGGTGAGAGATAGCGGATCGATAGACGTTCTGCTCTTTGATGAACTGCGCAAGAAATACGGCACCATCACGCAGGAGATCGAGGACAAGGATCGGTTCTATATTTATCGTTGGGGCACGTCTGGTGGCTACCACGCATCAGGCTGGAGCACCAACATAGTGAGCGAGATGGCTGCTAATCATTTACGGCAGCACAATACGACACGCGGCATCGTCGAGCTCACGCCGCACTGGCCGTACGAGTACACGGAGTACCTCCCATGCGCACGCTAGACCAAGCATTTCTCGATGCGCTCAATCGACCCAGTGATATTTCAGAGCATCTCGAGACGATCCGCTCGCACGCTGCTGGATACCAGCACGTCACCGAGATGGGCGTGCGCGGTGGCGTCTCCACCTGGGCTCTATTGTCTGCGAGACCAAAACGATTGGTGTGCTACGACATCCTGCCGATTGACATGAGCGAGCATGCCCGCATCGCGGCTGAGGAACATATCGATTTTGAGTTCAAGCAGCTCGATGTGATCGAGGCAGACATCGAGGAGACCGATTGCCTGCTCATCGATACATGGCACACGTACAGCCAGCTCTGCGCAGAGCTACAGCTCCACTCGCCACGTGTAAGAAATCTTGGGCACATTATCCTGCACGATACCTACACGTTTGGCTACATCGATGAGCCTGCCTACCCTCATGCATCGAGCGCAGCGTTGCGATGGGGCAAAATGAGCGCTAAGCGCGGTCTACGCCTAGCGCTCACGGAGTTTGTCGATCGCATGCCCGACTGGCGCATCGTGCTAGATCACCCGCACAACAACGGGCTCACAATCCTGCGTAAATCAGCCTAGGATCTCACGCAGAAGCCAGAGCGACCAATACAGCGTCCAGCCAAGCGCTGCCGAAAGAAGGCCAGCGCCAAACCAAGCAAACGTCTCGTCATATCGTGTCGGTGGTGATCGCTCATCCATCATCGATACCTCACGCATGCGTACCAGCCGTTGCGACCACGTACCACCGATTGCTCGACGATTGGCCGCTGGCCGTAGTAGCAGCAGTTGCGAAGAGCCTGCGCTGCTGAGCTCGAGGAAAACCCAACGCCCTCGTAACGATACGACCCGCCACGGTGCGCCATGCGCCCCTGCGCCGCGCTTGTGCTAGCGCTCTGGTGAGCGCTCTGGCCGATCATCAGTCCTGCAATTAACGTCAAAATCACGGATCACCCCTCTCACCCAGTCCTGTACCATCAGCT